TTGATAAAGTTTATTAAGTTGTTTAAATTATTATTTCGTTCCTAACAATACCCAAATATAAGGCGGGTTTATTGATATTGCAAATTATTTGCAATAAAAGAATAAACTTTTTTAATCTTTTTTTACACAAAAAAACCTAAAACGCTAATTTATAGCATTTTAGGCAATTATTCGGTATTACCGATTTTTCTAAATTTTTTTAAAATTTCCAATATTCGACAAAAAACGACCTTTTTTTAAATAAATGATTGAGCGATCAGGCGCGCGCAATTTGTCGCCGCCGCCGTTGCTGCTTACTTCAAAAAATAAACGGCCTTTTGATTCGAATAAAAAATATAAAACCATGTCGGGCGTAATACTAACATATTGCTCTAAATCAAAACCATAGGCGCCAACCAACGGAACCGCCCCAATACGGGCGCCGGTCCGGCGTTTTGATCTGATCGCTTGGTAATTATTCAAAGGTCGGTTATTGGCGTTATTTTTTCTAAATAACAGGCGGTATAAATATTTAATCATAATTACGGTTTTATAAATATTGTTTATTAGTTTCGATACTTTCTAAAATTTCGCGCAAATAAACTAAATTATCGGGGTCCGGTAAATATAGGCCGCCTTTTGCGGCGTGATCTTTAAAACGGTTTATCGCGGTTATTAAATCCGCCTTAGTAGTTTTGGCCGTACTTTGTAAATCTTTGTAAATTTCGCCGGTTTTATCGCTTGTACGGTTAATTATAAATATATCCGGATTAACGACAATTTTAAATATATGCCGTTTGGTATATTCTAAAGTATAACCGAATTCGATAGCATAATAAGACAATATTAAATGTAAGTAGCTATTTTGTTTTAAACTTCGATTCGTTATTTCCTTTAATTCGACAAACCGGCCGGCCTTTATTAACAGGGCGGCGCGCCGTTCAAATTGGGCGCGCCGCATTGGTTTAGATAGATCGTAAACGGCCATTATTCGGAGGGCGTTTTTAAATCATTAATAACCGCGTTTAAATATTCGGCGGCCTTATTTAACTTTTCGTCGAATTTATTAAATACGTCGACGTCGGCGTTAACCCTTATAATATGGCAGCACAAACGCCAATTATCGCCCTCCAATAACCGCGGGTCGAAACTTACAAAATCACAATAAACGCGGCCGGTTACATACATTTGGTGTTGTACTTGGTAATAATACTGTTTACTATGCTTTTTTAGATCGTCGCCCGTTTTTAAGGTTAAAACGTTTTGTAAATGATTAACGCGGTTGTACGGACACTTTACCTCGATCAGGCCGGCCGGTTCGGAGGCGTTTATTAATCCGTCGGGGCTTGTACCGGTGTGATCGCCTAAAGTTACAAACCCGACTTCTTTAATATCGACGCCTGTAATATTTTTATACGCGTCGATTGCTAACGGTTCGTTTTCGGTTCCCCATTCCATAGCGGTATTACTAAAAAAAGGCGCGGGGCTATTATAAATAATTTCGGCGGCCTTTTCTTCTATATAAGTTTTTGCCGTTGCGCTTAATTCGCCGTTTTCCTTTGCCGCTTTGCTGCGCGGTTCCGACATTAATTTAAAAATATTAGAGGAAGTAAACCGGCCTAATCTAATTTTAAACCATTCGGCGCTACGTTGTTCTATATTGTTATGATATACCGGATTTTTTTTATTTATTGTTTGCATTGTTTAACGTTTTTAGCTTGTTTAATAAAATAGGTTTATACTTTGTTGTATCGCTTGATTTACGGCCTAAATTACGCCCGAATTTATCGCCTAAACTTTTGGCGGCGTTCTTTATCGCTTCGGCCTTTGCGTGTGGTAAATCCATAACTAAAGCGTTTTTTAATTTGGCGTTTATGTCGCTAATTTGGGCGCCTGATCGTTGGCGTATCATACAGGCACCAACGCCGGCGCGCGTTATCCATGTTTTAGCGATCGGGTGAAATACTTGTAAATCCAAACTAACTAAAATCTCATTAGTTACGATCGTAAAAGATAGGTTTTTAACTTGCCATAAACCCGCGTATAACCTATCTAATTCGTTTTCGATTGTACTAATATTTAAATAGCTTACATTTTGACGGGTTTTAATTTTGTCCCGATCAGGCGCGCTATTTAATACGGTTGTAAACTTTTCTAAGTTTATTAATTCGGGCCGGCTTGTTTCCGTTAGCGTTTCGGCCTTTTCTAAATAATCGCTTAATTTGTTTTCCATTTTTTAAAGTTGTTTAAAGTTGTTTGTAAAAATTGGGGGTTTTTGGCCCCCGTTTGGTTATTAATTAAATAATTCTATTAAATGTTTTCCTAAATATTGACCGTGGTTAAAATGATATTTTAAATCTTGGTTGTTGGTGTGGCTATATTTCCCCGTTTTATCTTGTAGTAAATAAGCTATTTTACCCGTTTCCCATATTACAATATCAATAATTGTCCACGTTGTCATATATCTACAGTCGTAAAATTCTATTCCACATAAAATATTTTTTTCTTTATTAATCTCATTAATTATATTTTGATTAATCATTATGTCGGTTGTTTGATATTTTTCGTGTATCATTTTGATATTTTTTAAGTTGTTTAATATTTAGTTTCGTTCCTAACAATACCCAAATATAAGGCGGGTTTATTGATATTGCAAATTATTTGCAATATATTTTAAAAATAATATCAAATTTTATCATTTTTCTGCTAAATAAGGCTTTTTTAATGCAATTAAAGCTAATTTATAGGCGTCGCGTTCGTCTTGGTTTGATGTTTTTTTATTGGTCCGGTGTCCCTCTTTAATTAAAACACTATCAAATATATCCTTATTCCATTTTTTACCCTTTTGTTTTGGGGTGCAATTAATAACCGGATATTTAGTTTTACATAGATCGACGGTATTTTGACTAATCGCCTGATTTTTTCCAACGTTGCGACTTTTACGCGCGATTACTAATTTACTACCTTTTAAATCAAATGTCGCGCGCGTTAAATTGCTATTTTCAACGCAAACGATCGCCGCCGTTGGGCTATCATTTAAAAACCAATCACAAAACCCTAAAAAGCCAATTTTAAACGTTTTGAATGTTATTGTATTTTCGGCGGCGTCAATAATACAAATAGAAAACCCGCCGGCCCTAAACGCGGGGTCGATACCTATAAACAAATTATTTTTCATTTGGCCTTTTTTGCTTTTTTATTATCGGCCGGTTCGGTTATTTCGTTTAAAGTAATAACCCCGTAATTATTGAGGTACGGTATTTTAAAAAAATCTAATAACGCGCCGGCCGTTTTTCGGTGTATTATATATTTTTGATCTTTGCAAATTTTATATAGGGTCCTATGTTCGGCCGGACAATTCCAAAGATCGCGTAAAGATTTTTTTTGTATCGTATGCCATGTTTCGCCGGCGTCGGATAATTTGGCAATAATTGCGGCCGTTAATGCGGCCCTTACATTTGGTAACATAACAATCGTTTTTAGTTGTTTAAATAATAACCAACGCCGCGCGATCTGATCAGGCGCCGCCGGATTGTTTAAATAAGGGGGCGTTAATTTAGCCACAAAAAAACATTATAACCTGTTATTAAATAATAAAATTGAATAAATGATTAATAACCCCCTTATCTTTAAAAGGTAGGCCAACACTAAACAGTTATCAAATCCCGTCGATTAAATAAATTAATTAATATTAACCCTACCTTATTACAAAAGTATACTATTTTAATTTAATTGCAAAATATTTGCAACTATAAAAATAAAAAAACCCCGCTTTATAAATAAAACAGGGTCCTAACTAAAAACGATAAAAAAGGAAATTTTAAAAATCGTTATAATTTAAATGCATTCGGGACACAAAGTTTTTTTAAGAACTTTAACAACAAATATAAATACCTTTGTCGGGTTTATTTTGCCCTTTACGCCGTTTGTTATTGTGGTTTGTGGTATTCGTTCGCCTATTGTATTTATACCGCCTAAAATCGTTATATTTTCGGCATCAAATACAAAAACTATAAACCCCGTTTTTTTGCCGCTGCCAAATTTGACAAAAAAAGATTTTTCAAAATTGATTAATTCAAACATTTATTTAAAATTTGCAAAATCTAAATAATCCGCCTCACCTTCAAACGGGTTATTAAATTGGGGGGCGTTTATTGTAATATAAAAAGACGAATAAAAATACAAAAACGCAATAACACAAATAACAAAACCAAAAATTAACATATATTTAGTTTTTTTATTTATCAGTGATTTTTTTTTCTTCGTTTCCTTTTGATCAGGCGGCGCCGGATTGGTTTTAATATCTAAACGTTTTTTTAAACGTTCAATCCTTAAATTTTGTTTAGTTAAAAAAGTATCTACTTTATCCATTATATTAATTTTCGATCGCGTTTTTAATTTCGACTATCGCGCTTGTAAGTTCCTCTAAACTTTCAAGCGTTTCCATATCGCGGCCGCGTATATATTCGTTTAGGGTTTTTAATTCGGCGGCGTGTTTGTCGTTTGTTTCTTTTATTGTTTTACTAAAGTGTTTTCGTTCTAATAAATTTTCTTTTTTGGTTTCTTTTTTATCCTTCCATAGGGCGTAAATTCCGACACCTAAAGCTATTATTACGGGGGTTTGTTCTAATAACTTAAAAAGTATTTCGTCCATATTTTAAAAAGTATTTTGTTTTTGTTTGGGACGTAAACAAAAAAGTTAATAATTAATTAATAATTTGCAAATACATAAGTATCTAAAGTATTTTGTATTTCGTTTTTCATTTGATCGGTATAAATACCCAATAAACTTAAATTTTGGTTTGTATTTTGTGCCGTTAACCAAAAACCGTTATTTAATTGATCGTAAATATCTTTTATATGGTTTTCTAATTCAAAAACTTCTATATCGGTATAAATACCGTTTATAACGTTTATATACATATCGGCGGTAAAATCTAAAACAAAATATTTCCCGTCGTTAATTCGGGTTTGATATTGTAATAAATATAATTGTTTTATTTCGGCGGGGTCGGTTATTTCGGTAAACCCAACCGGCGCCGTTAATTCGAATTTAATAGCGGGTATTGCTTCGTTATCTTCTTTGAAAAATTTGCGTGACATTGTTTTATATTTTTAGTTGTTTATCCAATACGGGTATACGGGCGCCAACGGGCAGAAACGTGATCATAATAAAAAACGGCGCTTTCGTTTTCTTTTATACTTTTATCGGGTCCGTTATCCCTTAATAATAACCTATTTGCGGCGGTGCTACCGCTATCGTTATTTTTAAATTTAATATTATTACTACCGGATAAATTAGATATACAAAATATTCTATTTACACCGGCGGCGGGTGCTACAAAACCGGTTATAACCCGATCGGCGTTAATATCTTGCCTTATTAAATTACACGTACTAAACCCCGTCGGGTTGTAATCGTCCTGATCGGTTGTTAATTGCGCCGGCGTTATTATGCCGGTTGTAAATTGGTTTAATCCTATTAAATCGGCCCTATCAACAGAACCGCCGCCGCCGCCGGATATTGAGGCGTACGCCGCCCCGTCCCAATAATAAGCCGTTGCGGTTGCTTCGTCTATGTATAAAATATTACTATAACCCGTAACAGGAAACGCGGCTAAATTTGCGTATTGTTCAATGTTTTGTACTACTATATTAAAGGCCATTTTTTTACTGTTTAATTGTTAATAATACCGAACCGGTCCCGTTAAAAGTTGCGGCGTTGGCGCTTACGTCGTCGGCCTCAAATGCGGACCCGTAAACTTTAGAACCGCCGCCCAAATTAAAGGGGTAAATTATAGCGTTGCCGTCGATCGTTACGGTAATCGCCCCCGTACAAACAAACGACAGTTTTTTAAACGCGGAAATTACAACGGCCGCGGGGTTGGTAAGTTCTTGTTGTGTCGGGGCGTTGGCGCCTGTTAATTTTTGTATTTCGCTTATTTGCGTTAATTGGTTCGCCGCGCTTGCATCGCCCCCGCCGCCCGACGTTACCGCGTTGTTAAAATATTCGTCGTTTAACTTGTTTATAAGATCGTCTAAAGTACCGACAAAAACGCCCGCCGCGCCTCCAAAATCTTGGACCTCTAAAGTAGGTAAAAAAGTGATTGTATATGTTGGCATACCGTCGGCGTCTAATATTTGCACCTGATCGGGGTTAGGATTTTTATATAAAGGTTTGGCGACGCAATCGACGGCCAAACCTAATAATATAGTTTGGCCGGCCGGTTTGGCGGTGTCTATTATATTTACAATATTTGTAAGTTTTTGAATTAAAATAGCCATTTTTTAAAGTTTATAATTTTTTAATAATTTGGTAATTTAAAGCGTTAATTTGTGCTATAATTTCGGGCGGCCGTTTTCCGGTGTCAACTTCTATATTATGCCGTTTTACTAAGTCGGTTAAATCAGTCTTTAATATTTGTAAATCGTTGTTAATTTCCAATATTTGGCGCGTATCGTTTTGGTTTGTTTTGATCAGGTCGTAAACAGTTTGATTAATAACCCCCGAATTTAACGCCGCAAAAAAACGACGGTTATAATAAATAAAAGGTTTTTCCGGATCAATAATAATACTTTGTGTTATTTGTGTATTATCGACGTTGGCGCCTAAAAGGGTAAACCCTAATTTTATATTTATTTCGTCTTTTGTGCCGCCCTGTAAATACATTTTAATATAGTGGTTTTATTTGTACTTCGAATTCATTATAAATAAAAAAACCGGTCGTCGTTGGTAACGTAAATTTTATAATATTTTTTGAGGTGTCCGGTAACGTTATGCTTTGCGTCCCTAAAACTTGGACCGTTGCCGGCGCGATCGTTGGCAGCGTGTTAACTAATACGCCGTTTAATAAACATTCGGCCGCGCCTATCGCGGTAATGTCGCCTAAATTAGCCCACAAAATAGCGGCGCGGTTGTATATCCAACGTATTTGTAAAAAATCCGCCGGCGTGCCTAAAGTGTTATTCAATATATTTAAATTTTGCGTTATATCCCAATTTTGATCAGGTCCAAAATTAAAATCATCGGGACCGTTTGACCCCCTGTAATTATTATTTTCGTAACCGCCGTTTGTTGTACCGACGCCCGTGTAACCGGTTTCGCCGGCCGGCGTGGTTGCTAATACGTAAGTATTTGTAAAGATCGTTTGACTTGTTAACACAAAAGCCGTTATTAAATCGTTTAACCCCGCAAACGGTGTACTAACGTCGGCAACTGTGCTAAGGGTATTTTTTTGGATATTTGGAAACGTTTTACCGATCGTTGTATAACCGTATTCGTTTGTTATAATTGATTGTACCCCCGCCGATATAAACGCGCCCCAAACGGTATAAACTAAACTAAGGGTCGTACTTTGTTGGTCGCTCCCGTCTATCGATAAATCGAATCTAATATTAACCGCCCGATCTTCTAATTCGTCGCTATAATATCCGTTATCCGTTGCAAACGCCTGTTTATCAAATTGCGCGCGGTTCGTGTGGCCTACCGTGTCGGCTACATTAAAATAAGACCAAATATTTTGTGTACTTTGCCATTTTGTCGAATCACTAAACAGGTCGCCAAATTGCCCCCTAAAAACCCCGATTAAATTGTTAACGTCGGTTTGTGTCACGGCGTAAACAAATATTAATATATCGCCGCTTGTGGCCGGTGTGACGCCGTCTGATTCGTAGTATAATTGCCACGTATTAAATAGATAAGTTGACCCGCTTGTATATTGTGCTTCGCCGTCTATGTTTGCGGTCCCGTCGTCGTTGTTATCCCAAAAGGCTAATTTTTGACTATCTAATTCATAAACCGCCGGCGTTATTTGGCTTATTGGTTCGTCTTCGAAAACAATATAAACCAAATTTGTAGGCGTTAAATTTTCGCCCTGATCGTCAATATCAATATTTTTAATATTGTAAACGTCGCCGGTGTCTAAAAATTCGATCGTTTTAACGTCGTGTTTATCTAAAGTTTTTAAAAATTGTAACAGGGGGCTAATTGCTAAAATAGAAATATTGAAACGTTCAATACTTGTATTTTGTATTCGTTCCGATTGGCCGGTTATATCCGTTTCGGTTTCTATAATATCTTCGAAGGTAGACCGCCCCAAATCGCCGCAAACATAAAAAACGTTTTTATAATCGTTACCCCAATAACAGGCTAAACCAAAATCAGAACAACCCGACACGGTACCCGAATTATTATTATAAGCGGTAATTTTTGCACGCATTTTTTTAAATTTCCTTTTTTAAAAAAAGGCCAAACAATTATATTAACCGTTTGGCCTTATGTCAATTTTTACCGTTTATTTTATGGCAGCGGATTAGGTACGCGATCAGGTGCGGTTCTCGCCTTCCATGTTAAGGTACACGTCCATTTTTCTACACTTTCTTCGCCGCGTTCTAATACGGGGCTTAATCTAAATTGCGTCGGGGTGATACCGGCCGTATTACCGTACAATTTACCGCCTACCGTGCTAAAAATAAATTGAGGTTTTACCGTGCTACATTGTAACTTCCTTAGATAATCGTAGCTATCGGCGCCAACGTCGAAAATATCAAAATTTAGCGTAAACGTTCCGGCTATATCGACGGCGTTAAAATTGTTTGTCGTTACGCTTTGGAATTCCGGTAATGGCATATCGCCCTGACCGTAAATTTGTTTTTGTTTTACGTCGGTCACGTCGGTATTGTCTATATCAAAATCGCCTACTATCATAGTAGGCCCCCAATTTAACGGCGCGGTCCCTAAAGTAGGGTGCCACAAAATAATAGAATTAACCTCACTTTGTATTATATTATCGTTGCAATTTTGGCTTATTATATCCATAGCGCCTAAAGCGCCCGACGGACACGTTACCGTACTACAATCAATTGAAAAAATGTTTATTGCTGACATTGTTTTTATTTTTTAAATTATACTAAAATTTGACCTTTTATTAATCGTTTATTCTTTTGGCACACTAAACAGTCGGACACGTCCGACGGCATATAATAAACAAGGTTATTAATTGCGGCCCTGTAAATTTTTAAGTAATGGTTTTTGATCTGATATAATTGTTTAGGGTCTAATATCATCGTATAATGATTAATCCGACCCGACATTAATATACTATCGCAAAGGTTAAAAATTGCCTTAGCTTGTAAACCGTCCGCCAATGCCATACCTAACATTAAACGTTGCCCGCTTGCAACCGTTACCGCGTTCGGCGTTTGTGCCAAATCACATAACCATGTATAATAATCGCAATCTAAGGAGGCGCTTAAATATAAACCTTGCATCGTTG